GAGAAGTTTGAAGTGGTAAATTTATTACCAGGTAGTAATACTATAATAGACCATTTCAATATTTTTGTTTATGTAAAAGAAGTTAATGCTGAAAACAAATGGTATGAATGGTCAAGAGTACCGTCAATATATCTCTCTAAACCAAATGAAAGAAGTTTTGAGATTAGATATAATGAAAATAAAAATTATGAATTAAAATTCGGTAATAGCGTTAACGGAAGAAAATTAAATCAAGGAGATCAAATTGCAATTTACTACCTTAAGTCATCCGGTACTGATGGTAAAGTAACAAAAAACTCATTTAATAGTACCTCGCTCAACATATACAACACCTCCCAATTTGATAGTATTCTTACTGACACCCAAGATACGTCGCTCAATTTCTTAACAATTGAAACAGTGTTGAACACAACTGTAAGTAATACAGAAGATAGTACCGATTTTGGAGAGGAAGAAACATCAGAAGATATTAAACAAAATGCTCCTAAATTTTTTAGTTCAGAATATAAACTTACAACAAAGGCTGATTATAAAAGCTTTATAGAACGCAATTACAAAAATTTAGTGTATGATGTTACTGTACAAAACAATAGCGATTATACAAATGATTATTTAGCATATTTAAATAATGAATTAGGTCTGACTGATTATAGTTTAGATACTAACGCACTTTTCAACCAGTACTATTTTGCTGATAGTTCCGATGCTAATAATATATATTTAACAGTAGTACCTAACTTACGTAAGAATAAGTCGGTTGTTACTAGATCTAATTATCTATCAAACGCTCTAAAAGAAAAAATCAGAACTGAGATTACTGATTATAAATTACTCAATAGTGAGATTGCATTTATAGATCCTGTTTACTTAAACTTAGATTTATCACTAAAATTTTCTGGCGAAACAAATAAACTAAGATATAAAGACAGCACCCGATTAATAATTACTAAACAAGCTAGAGCGTTAATTAACGAAGAGGATTTAAAGAGTAAAGTTTACAATACAATTACAACATATATTAATAGTCTTAAATTAGGAGATACTATTGATGTAAGATTTTTAAATAATGAAATCGAAAAAATACAAGGTATAGAAACAATTGAAACTTTGCGAACCGATATAAATCGTAGTATACCAGGCTTGTCTTTTTGTGTGTTTAATCCGATTTACAATGGTAAAGATAAAAAAGTATTTGATACAAGATGTACGTTGAAGCCATATCAAATACCATATATTGAAAGCCCGACGGCTTTTAAAAATAAAATAATTGTTAAGTCCTTAGTAACTAATAAACGGGTTGTAGAATATTAATGAGCGTCGAACAAAAATGTCCATTAAGTGTACCAGTACCGATTTCTCTTACGGTAAATACTTCTGGGTCTGTACCTTCTCCTGTAAACAACTCTCATAGCCTTTCTGCGTCTCATAGTGGATTTACTCGTATTTCAGAATTTACTTTCACGTCAAACTTAACAGGTACTACTAGTTCAATAAACGACTTAATTGATCCGCCTATTTCTTCTTCACTTGCGGTTTGGGATTTTGGGGATGGTTATACCTTGAGTGCAAGTAACACTCCGACAACAACTCATACTTATAATGTCCCGGGTATATATACTGTGTCAGTATACTACTATGATATAGATGGAAACGCATATTTTAATACTCTAACAGAAACTGTATCAGTATATAATTATATTGAAACTACAATTGAAGCATCCAACTCAAATGTAGATAGTTTGTCGGGAGAATTAATTCCAGCAGGAACAATAGTAGACTTACCTATTAAAGTCGAAACATCATGGCAAGATACTATTGATACAAATGAATACACTTTATTCGTTGCTGCAAGTGGTAGTAAGTCAAAACCATACGACACAAAAAGTAAATATGCCCACCTATTACCGCATAATGCATTTTATAATCTTAGTAATGAAACTGAAGAATTAATTACCTCTACTGGAGCTAAAATAAAAACAGGTCAAGTAAATTATGCCATTGAACCTAGTACTAGTACTATAAAACATGTACCTGAATACCTACTGAATGAGTTTAACTCTGTAGGGATCAATACATATATGCTCGGATCAACTACAGAAAGACTTACAGGAGTTAATGCGTATACAGTAACTGGTGCAGTAACCTCTTTCACCGGAGTGGACCATATACCTGCAAATAATGTTAAGTTAGGGTATGTTGATGATACTCCAAACACCGACCCAGGTGTACAGCTACTAGTTAAGTTAGATACAAGTAAGCATCGAGTTAAAAACTTTTATGTTGATGATATAATTTCTGATATAAACGCAAGCGAACAATCGTGGTTAGAAACCGGTGGTATTGCGTTAAAAAATTACTCAGGAATGTTTGTAAAAATAATTAAACCAGTGCCTGATTTTGCTGATTTGTTTTCTTTTACTTCAACAGGAATGAAGGAAATGTCTGCTATAAATTATAAAAGACAAGGAGATAAATTCCAAGTCTTTATAGGAGTACAAGACAAAAATAAAAATATACTCAAACATTACCCCATATTTTTGAGAGATACTACCGGTAGTATAGGAAACGTTACAGGTACAGATAATACGTTCTATGTTAATTGGGCAAGTGGTGGGCACTTACACACATCAAATGTTAGTAGTATAAGTACAAATAAATTTCCATACAACAATTCTACCAGTAATACAGAGTTGAGTAGCTTTTTGTATTTGAATATAGACCCATTAAGCGCTGGTACCTGGACGTTAAACGTTTCTGCTCATATAGATTCTCTCGATGCAGGTACTACTGCCTTTTCTGGCTTTGGTAATACTGGTGGTTGTATAGGAACAGGGTCTCAACATTATACAGGTTCGTATACATTTACTGTATATCCGTCGACTAACGATGCAGAATTTTATTTACAAAATGAAGATATAGATTATTCTGAAGTAATAAAAAGTTATAGATTTCAATCATTCATGCATGAATATGATAATCTGTTTGATGGTGTTTTTACTTCTTTTGTTGGTGAAGCAAGTTCGAGCCCAACTACGTTCGGTAAAACTGTATTTTCTAAGGTTGCTAATTTTGTTAACAATCACAGCGATGTTGATTTGTGTAAAATCGATCAATTACAATCTTTTTATGATATCTTTAATGAAGATATAGACATTTTGCTACCACAACCTCCATCAGAGCTCAAAAGACTGTACGATACGTTTAGTACAAAAATTTCCAAACTAATTGGAAATTATGAGCAACAGACTGAAAATTTAAACTCTAATTTTTATACGTCGTCAGCTGACGGGGTAAATGTCGATTTTAATAATCCTATTACTGCTTTAACATACACTGTAACTGCTTATACTAATTTTATCGCTAGACAAAAATTTAATAATGAGTTTTTAGTTATAAAACCTCAAAAAGTTGCTACTAAAAATATCGATGGTAGTTCTTCAGGAGAGTCAAGTACATATGCTTTATCAACGTACAACATATATAGCAATTGGGGCTGGGAATTAGATACTACAGTATCAGGTGCTAGTGGGTTAACGACAATGTATGATTTTTATCCGTATACGACAACTGACCCGACATCTACAATAACAAATTTAAAAAACAATCTTATTGATTATAGCAACAATAACACAACAATTTCTCGTACCGCTTCTTCTATTGACGGAGATTGGACGAACGATAATGGTATAATGTATAAAAACTTAGATTACCAAATAAGGAAAGGCTTTAGTATATGACAATTGATTTAAATACAACTAATCCTTTATCTTTTGTTGAGTGGAAACAATATTATACAGAAAATTCAAACGCACAAGAGCTCTCTATATTGTATAATAACTACTTAGTTGATTGGAAAGATGCGAAGCAAGCCAAGACAAATACAAAAAATAATTACACCAGAACAATATATACCCAGTTTGTCAAAAATCTATCTTTGGATACATTAGACAGCAAAGTACGTAGATTTTTAAACGAGCTTGATACTAATGATATATATGAACTTGAATTAGGTGTTCATTACTTTGTAAAAATAGTAAGAAATCAATTATTAAATGCAAAAGAGCTAAGAGATGAAGTAAAATTTAGTACAACAAAAAATAAATTAAAAACGTCTAAAGCTGGTGTTAAAAAGTATATAAAAAATTATATATCTAAGCTGTTGAGCAATAAAGAGTTTATTACTAAAAACACAAATACATTAGTAGAAGATATTAATTTAGCTAAAATTGCAAACGATATTGAAGTTAATATAGATAATTATGTATCTGATGATTTTATTTATAAAATACATTCTATAGATAAAGATTTAGCTGATAATATCGACAATAGAGTTTTCCGAGAATCTAGATCAAATAATATATTTCAGTTAATTACTATCAACAAAGCCGGTAAGCAACATAAAGTAGAAACTAACAACATATCCACACCTACAGCATTGTTAGGTATAAATGATCCGTTTTCTAATTATGAACGATTGCCAAACAGATATTTTCGCAACGAGATTAAAAATATAGAAAACTTAAAATTTACAATTGAAAAAGATTTAATTAAAAAATATCTCGCGAACGATATTTATAGACTTTCAGGAGATAAAAACAACGCAAGTTTAGATGTATTATATGATAATGTTAACCCGACAAATAATTTAACACAACGTTACGGCCCTAATTTATTTGGAGGTATTGTAAACGAAAAAAACACCAACATATTTCCTTTTCAATTATCATACAAAAACACAGGGGTAAATAATTTTAATTCATTTGGTTTAACATTTAATATAGATTTGTCTGCTTTTAATGGTAGAGAATATATCATACCAAACCCTCATCAATATGAACCAGGATTAAAAGCAGTAGGTTATATAAAAGATAAAAATAATAATATTTTACGTAATATTAAAGTTAAACAACGCACTCCACTAATTTTTAAGTCAAGAACTAAAACTCTAAAGAACCCTAGCGTTTCAGATTCAATTAATTTTTATAATAATAAAATTGCGCGTAACTATGGTTATCAAAGTCAAGAAAATAGCTTAGAATATTCAACAGCAGGTATTAACAAAAGAGAAGACAGTATTAGTTTTTGGGAAGACGCTCCGGAACAATTAGATTGGAAAAATACTGATACATATCCAATTAGTGTTCTCAACATATTTCCGGAAAATAAGCGCTTAGAGGACTTATTAATAACTAATAAGACTGGTATGAAATTTCGGAGCGACTTATATGGTAATGAGTTTTATTTTGTTAAGTCGGTATACCCAAAGAGAAAAGCAGGAACATCATATATAAGCGAAGAGTCATCTACGACAGATACAAGCTGTACAACCGCAGCTGAGTATTACGATGGGTTGTATTTTAATCCTCTTTTATCAGCTATATCCGCAGCTAAATATGAAGCTGATGGAACCCTGTATGATAGCGTAACAGGGGTTTATGACACATTTATAACAAGTCATGTTTTACCGACATCTGGTACGCATTGTAAACCCGATGACTCTGGATGGGGAGATCAATTTTCAGCTCCACTAACTGGGTATAATTGTACAGATTTACATACTATTGCTTTATCATGTGGTTCTGTTTCTGCCGTGTCTGCTATTGATGGTGGTTCGTTCAAAAATCATCCAGGTTCATCAGAAGATCTGCTTAAGAACTATTTCATGGAGACAACAGTTGAGTTTTATACTATAGATTCTACTCAAATATATTCTAATATCACCACTGCGTATGAGTCTGCAAGTTTAAACCAACCTACCGCAACAAAGTATCAATTATTCGAACAACAATTTGAAGAATTTGGTGAAGTGTTTGTTCGTAACGTACATAGCCAAGAAGTTCTAACACTAAAACAAGCAATGTCTGCAGTGTTTAATAAACATAGCGCTGTGATAAAAGGTAGAATTTACAACTCTAATAGAATACAAGATTTTGATATTATTGAAGATACAATTTATATACAAACTAACTTAGAAACATTAACTGAAAGATATACATTCGAAGATGGTGCATTTAAAAATGCTGCAGGGTCGAAATCTATAATAACTTAGTAAATAATTATATGCCTTTTAGCAACAAACAGTCAGATATATTTTATAATGATGAAACGAAAGAAATGTTCGTTTGTACTGTTAGTGCTATTACTGCAGCTAGATGTGAAACAGGAGATACTATATACGGAGCTTTACCTATAATTTATAAAATAAATAAAGACACAAATTACAAACAGACAGTATATCCAGCGAACCTTGCAACATTTGAAACTGATGAAAAATCAGATTTGTATAATCTTACCCCAGAATGCCCTGTAGAGGATTTAAACTTTGACTCAATTACAAAACCTTTAATTAACTTTAATAAAGATACTTCTAGATACTCAGTTACATTTCTAGGTAGACCTAATGATTATGTCGCAAAATCTGAGATAATAATTAATAACTATATATTTGAAAATGTAGATAATAGGTTTCATCTTTTAAAAGCTAAATCTCTATTACCACAAAATTCTCTTTCCGCGACTAACGGTCGTTTTACGTTTGATAGTGGTTATTTAAATTCTGATCTATATGTAGGTGGAAACACGGTCCGTAATAAAAATTCTTCGTGGTTTAATCCAGCAGATGGTACAGAGGTTGAAAGATCTCCAAACTACATGGTCGCACCTACTCATGTTGAAAGTACAAGTGCTTTAGGGTTTAATTTAATACAAGACCATACTGATACATCCCAAGATGCTTTGACAGGTAATAAAAACTTTCCGTTTATGTACGCAGGGGGTTATATTACTATTAACCCTAAGTATGTCGCGTTTGATCCAAAGCAAACTATAAGAGTAGATTTTCGCGCTAGATCATTTAATACACCAAGCCCAACTGCTTACGCTAGTACTCAATCTGTAGGCAGTAGCGCGACTAGGTGGATACAACAATACGCACCTGCAGGTGCTGGAGAAGGTTTTTGTGTTTATTTCTTTAAACAACCAGACTACAAATCATACGTTGTACCTAACGGTGTTGCGACAACTCTTGGATATAGTCCAGCGGAATTTAATGTAGTAGAGTCAGCTGGTTCAGCACAAACAACTGTTGGTCTATTTAAGCGAAATAACTGGAATCCGTATACCGCGATGGACAGTGGCGCGAATATTGGAGACGGTGAACCAGCAAATAGTTTCTTAGGAGTAGGTTTTGATATCGGTGGTAATTTTGTAACTACGTCAGAAGATAAACCAGGTAATTATAATGGAAATACAGAGACTGCAAAACCATGCTCAGTCGGTATACGCGGTAATAGATTTACTGATTGTAAAGTTTTATCAGTTGTAGAATTATCCGATGTACCTGGCGCGACTAGTATACCATTACATACATCCGCCTCTGATGCAGTATTTGTAGATTATAGAGTTGATTTATCTAATAAAGGTAAAAGATTGACTGTATATCATAAACTTACATCAAGTACAGATTATAATACAATTTTAGATTTACGTCTCAATAAAATACAAGGTACAGGCGCTGGTAATGAATATGACCCGTGGTCAGGTTTTAATGTTGACCCTATCGAGGAAAATTATCCATTATTAAATGTAGGACTATCATTTACTACTAGTACTAAAGCTAGTCAGTTTGAGTTACATTCATTTGAAGTTAACGGAGTCAAAGTACATAACCCGTGGGACCAAAAAGAAAAAGTAGAAGAAGAGGAAACAAAAACTAGAATTGATTATGTTAATCAATCTTCAGAGAATTTGCGTAAACGGTTACTAAATGTTGAATCTAATGAAAATGTAAATGTTGAGATGGTTGTACCAGCTAAAGCTGGAGTCGCAAATGACATATACCAAGAGACAAATACTACTGAAATTACTTTGTGCACAGATAACAATCCTGATATAGTAGAAGAAGAAGTAGAAGTTAACTACACAGGTATAAGACCAGAAACAATAGACAAAGTTATACAAGCTACAGAAAGAGGAGATCTTATACCCGAGATTGGTGGAAATCCAATACCACGAAGAACTCAAGAAGTTGACAAAACAATATATGAAGATCTTGTTAATGTAGCAGAAGATTCAGTACAAATATTACCAACACTATTTAAGAAGAAATGTCGCACCGCTGGAAAACCTGGTGATACCGTAGGGTTGTGGTTGTATGAATCTAAACCGTTTGTTTATAATGGTAATACTCATATTTTTATAATGAGAGGGATTGAAACTAGTGATAGTAAAACTACCACTGTGAGTATATACAGAGACAATATAGAGGCTTTAGAACTTAAGTTAGTTGACGAACTACAGCTATTTACTAAAGACGCAAACGGATTACCATACAAATATTGGGAATTACATTTAACGTCAAGATCTGTCCCGGGGGTAGATACGTTTGATAATCATCCTGAATTAGACTACAGCACAGACATTAGCGAATGGTCATGGGAACCAAAACTTAACGACGACGATACTAAGACAGCTTGGACAGACGAAGATTATGCTGACGCTACTATACCAGGCGCTTTATGTGCAATTTTAGAAGAATCTGACCCCGAAGAAGGTACTGAAGATGGAGGAGGTGTCCAAGAATGCACAACAATAAGCATAGATGAAATTCCTGGTCTTTTATTACCTGGGGCTAATTATGAAGAAAACCTCGCATTAAGGTACAAAACAGAACACGCAACGGTGAAATCGAGATTCTCTAATACGTACTCAGATATTGATATAGAATTAGAATTATTTGATTTTTCCAATCTCGGTACCCTCGGTGCCCCATTTATTTGTTATCATTTAAGTGTACGAGATAATTCCGGTATATCAATCGCCGGTCGACAAAGGTCAGATATCAATTTAACAGAACACAGAACTGCAACTCTAGAACGGTTAAAGAATATGGGAGTTCTTAACTTACCAATATAATGAATACAACGACATACACAGTATCAGCAACACCTAGTCCGTTCGGAGGAACGAAGACTA